GTGAGAGACAAGAAGAAGCCCTACATTCGCCAGCGCCCGGACGGAGCAGAGTTACGCTTTATGGCGGCCGCAGAGGGCTATGTCATGGCGCGACGTAAAGGTGCGATGCCAACCATCATCCCGGTCAACGAATGGAATAGTTGGACCGAGCTCAAGCCATGACCACCCCTGCTGAGATCGCGAGGAAGCTGAGTGAGGCGCAGAAGCGGGCGCTTGTCGAGTGCACGCCATGGGACGTAGAAGTAGGCGCGGGCATCGCGGCTGCATTCGTCGTGAATGGTCTTCTTGAGGACAGCACGATCATCGACGATGGCGTCCAGCTTTCTCGGCTCGGTCTAGCTGTCCGCGCAATCCTAGAGGAGCAGAAAGATGCCTGACTTCCTCTCCGGCTTTCGCTCTGGCATTACCCTTGTTGCGCTGGTGTGGGGATGGATAGCGGTTTGACGACAGCAAAACCGCATTCCACGATCATCAACGCAGATTGATGTCAGTCTGCTTTCATCGGGCTTTAAAAGAAACGGCCCGTTTATTTAATCCCGCCGTCCGGCTTAAAGCTTTCTTGCATCTCCAGCGCCCACGTATGGGCCGCCTCTAGGCGCGCTTGGTTCGCCGCGCAGATCAGCACATCATCCCGCTTGATCACTACTCGGCCAGAAAGCTCGGCTTCTGCACGGGGTCGGTCAGGGCTGACGGGAACTCCGGTGGCGGACACTTCGGCGCTGTCGGGATAACACGTAGCGGCTGCGGTTGGCAGGCGGATAACGCGATCACGATAGACGATAGTGGTATCAGCGACCTTTTTGTCAGCGGCATCGTTCAGTCTCCGGTTCTGTGCCTGGAATATGGCTATTTGGGCGTCAAACGCTCGCTGAGCGTCTTTTTGAGCTTGGGTGTACCTTTGCACCGTTTCGGCGTGCGCGGCCTTGTGGGCGGCTCTGAGGCTGTCCACGCGGGCGCCCCATGCGAGGGAGAGGGCCAGCGCGACGGCTAGCCCTCCCGTTGCGTATTGCCAGTGACCGACGATCACGCGGCAAGCTTCTCGCGGAGAAGATAACCCTCAAGCGCCCAAATCTTGTTGCGGGCGTTCTCGCGAGCGATCTTGCGGCCAATTTCCTTATCGAAATTCTCAGGCGACGCCGCGGCACTTTCCCCGGTCACGATATAGCCATTGCGCAGGGTGAGCGCGCAAACGGTCAGTGTCGTGTTCGGAAACACGTGGTACTGCTCAGACGCGATAGTGGCATCAACCATTTCGGGGTTGAGCCGAGGCGCGTTGAGGCCCTTGCGCTGAATTTCAGCTTCGATCTGTGCTTCATCCTTACTCATCGGTCTTTCCTTCAGTCTAATGCCACTGAACCCCGTGGCCGGGATCTCGTTAGTTTCCGTGTGCGAAGGCTATTGCAGGGGCGAGGGGGATCATGGTAGATTCCTTGCATAGAACCCGTCCAGGCCCTCGATGTGAAAGGTTTGATCGACCGAGTAGTGAAGCACACTGCGCCGGGTCTTCATCCTTCCTTCTCCTCAACCTTGGCCTTTGCGACCTGACGGTCCTTCAGGGCGATGGCGCCGGCTGTTGCCCCCACGCACGCGGCAAGCCCGATTGGGTACTGGATGCAGAAGCCTTCCAGCGTGGTCTGCACCTTGCCAGCCCATACGAAGGCCGGGGCGCTGATGACGTACATGACGGTCCCGAACGCCCCGAGGATGCGCTGGATCTCGAAATCGCCACCGATTCCGCGAAGGGCGTTGAGGATGCTCATGCCCCGTATAGCGCAGCTTCCGCCGCACGCCTCCGCGTCAAGCCCGCCATCACCTTGCCTGCCGCCTTATTCCACCTCGCGAACTCAGCCTTGGCGCCCACCTTGTCGCCTGCTTTGTGCTTTTTGAGCAAGGTCGAGCTTGAGAAATTGGCCAGCCCTACATTGTAGGCGAGGGAAACCATCGCATCGAACTCGGATTGCGTCGTGGCGGATCCTGCGAGCGCGCGGGTCACGCCATTGGCGAACTCGGATACATGCGCCTCGAACCGTTTCTGCGCCTGATCTCGCGTCCAGACGGTGCCTGCGCGGACGTCAGGGCCAGTCGTGCCCCAGCCAATCGTCCATGGCGCGCCGCCCGTAGCGGGATCTGGGTACGCCTGCACGCGCCCGTCAGGAAGCGCCTTAGCGAACCCCTCAAAATCCTGAATGAGCTTAATGCCCGCAGGACTAACCCTCATTTCGCCAGACGCGCGCGGCACCCCGTATGCATCAAGCAGATTGTCCATCGCCTGAATATTATGCGGGTCGCCCCAAACGCCCGGCACTGCCGCGCGCACAGCATCAAAGATTGGCTTACGAGGGTCGGTCATTCCCCGCGCTCCTTTCGTGCCAGTGTGTCAGCGGCGCGGGACTGTTGGGCCATCTGGCGGGCCAATCCGGCGGCCTGCAGCATCCCTTCAAGCTCGATGATCTTGCGATCAGAAATCCCGTGGCGCCGCTCGCACTCGGCGAGCTCCTCGCGCATTTCCTTGTTCTCGGACTTGAGGATTTTCACGTCCTCGCGCAGTTCCTCGATCAGCTCATTACGGATCGTATCGGTGCGCTGCTGATTGATATCCGTGCGGCCGGCGATGAAGTTCAGCATCCACCGGAAGAACAACAGCGTTCCCATGAACACGCCCGCGCCACCGCCGATCCCAACGCCGGTTGCGCCACCGACCTTGAGCCATTCCCAAAGTTCTCCGTCCATCGTGATCGCGCGCCCCTGCGTCATGGTAAATTGCCTCTCGCCCGTCAGCGATCTGGATCGGCGAGGTCGAGCGCCGCGCGTTGTTTCTCCAAATCCTGCAGTTCCTGCTGCGCGTATTCGAGCATCCCCGGCTCGGCGGCATCTGGATAGGAGGCCGCGCTGCCAAGGCACTGCTGAATCATGCGAATGCGCTGTTCGATCTCTTCCCGGTTCATGTGACTGCACTCGTGTTCTTGGTGGTCGTATCAACCCCGAAGGTGGCGAACATCTCGCGGCCCTGCACGTCCCACATCTTGACCCGGAAATTCGGCACCTTGCCGACATGGCCGGAGTTGAATGTGAAGGGCACGCTGCTGCCGGCGGTGAGTGTCCCGAGGTTGGTGACCTTGGAGTTTTCAACGCCGTCCAGCACCAGCCAAAGCTCAGCAGTGACCGCGTGCTTGAGGGCGGGAACCGAGACAGTGACGGTGCCGCCACTCGTGAACGAGCCGCTGTAGGGAACGCCAGCACCGAACTTGATGGCTTGGAAGACATTGCCCGACGCCAGCGCAGTGGCCAGCGTCACCGTCGTGCCATTGGTGGCGGTATAGGCACTGCTTGGCAGGACGCTCCACGAGCCGCCCAGCTGTACCTGTACGATGATCTGGCCCGGGTAATAGCCGCCAGATACCGTGAACACGCTCTGGCCTGCGGTGGCAGTTGTCGTGCTGGTGCCGAAGCCGACCGGTGCCGGATAGGCAACCGGCTTGTTGTCGATGAAGTCGCTATAGCCCTTCCACTTGGGATTATGCGTGCCGTAGTCCTGTTCCATACCCCAGGCGCCGTATTGAGACACACCCCCAACTGCACCGAAGAACGCCACATCATCGACCGTGCCGACGGAGCAACGATCGCGGCCTTCGCTGAAATGCAGATTGATGAGATATTCCATCCGCACATCGGTAAGCTGGCGCGCGGTATAAACCGCCTGCATGGTCGGGTTGCTCCACCCCGGATTATCAAGCACGTCATGTTGCTGGATCTCGTAGATCGCGGAACGCTTGCCGGTCAGCTCAATAGTCGTTTTGATGGACGCATAAGAATCCCAGCGCGACGGCACGTCAGCAACCGCATAGCGGAAGTAGGCGTCATTGTAGCTGCTGTCAGGGAAGTAGGATGCGGTCGCCGAACCCGCATTGACGTAGGGCGCCGTCGAGTAGACATCCACGACAGCATCAAGGCCCGCAATGGTTCGGAGGCCACTGACCATGCCGGAAGCGCCCTGCTGCACATCGATGACGGTACGGCAGTCATTGCCCCATGCAGCCTTGAACTGCGTGAAGATATCTTTGAAGCGGTGGCCAAGCGCGGCATAGCAATAGCCGGTCGGTTCCCAGAAGCCCGGCAACGCATCGAGGCCGTTCCAAACCGCCCATTCGGCCATGCGCCAGTGGGAATTAAAGAGATAGTTCCAAGGCTCGTTATGTGCGTGGAGAAGGACTGGCCAACAATCTGGGTTGGTCAGTTCGGCTTCGACCATAGCGATAAAGCCAGCGACCCATTCCGATCCGGCGAACCAGGGGATATTGATCCACGGACGAGTGCCAGCATCATTGCAGACCTTGAGTGTTTCCTGGACCTGCTTGTAGGCAAAGGCCATGCTGCCGTCAGAACCGCCGCTGAGATTGGTCCAGTCGAAGATCGGCATAGAGGCGGACGAATTCGCCACGTCTGACTCGTTAAGCGCGATGATCTGATTGGTGGTGCCCGTCAGCACGCCAGTGGCAGGATTAAGCAGGGCTGCGATCTCGCCGGTTGTGTTACCGCCGAGCTTCTGCGTGATCAGAACGTCATAATTGTTCGTTCCGCCAACCGTGATAGTCGCAGATCCTCCGGTTCCGACGACCGACTTCACCCTGACATTGTTGCCGGCAGTACCGCGCGACAGATAGGGCAGTCGCTGCGCGACCAGCATAACGTTCGACAAGCCATTGTTGTCGGCGACGCGGGGATCTTGCGCCGTGAACGTGATCTTGCTGGAGCCAGAACCGACCGTCAGTGTCGCCGTAGTCACGCCGGTGGCGAGGGAAGTCTGCCATTCGTGCAGCAACCCATCCAGCGACGTGCAATAATTATAGCTGTTCGTTCGGCTGATATCGAGCATCCGCCACACGCCGTTATATTTTTGGCCGGATAGGTATGTCGCGACGGCAGGCAAGAAGTCAGCCGCGACGATGGCTCCGGCGCCCTGCATACTGGTTGATCCAGTTGCCGGGCCGATATCAGCCAGCTGGAAGTTCTTGGCGATAGAGGATGAGTTGAAATTGCTTCGGCGCAGGACAAGATTCCGTCCGCCGGTCTGGCCCTTCATCTCCAGTTCGATGCGGTTTTCGCTCGATGAATAGACCACCACCGGCGTATCGGACGGGCCGGCAAACGCAGAGATATAGACGGCCGCCGTCGAGCCGCTTCCAGTCAGTGGACCGCCACCCTCCCATGTGAGGGCATAGCGCCGCACGACATCCACCTCCCCGGCAGGCTGAATCGGGAGGAGATACTGCCATGAGCCCGTATCACCGGGCGGATACATCGTCGGAACGCCATCAACGCCGATATAGGGCACCTTGACATAATCATAGTCACCTTCGGGCGTGCCGCGCCACCCGCCCGAAAGAGCATCGGAACGGAACATCCTGACGGGGAACAGGTTGACGCCATAATGATTGAGGCCGTCATAGGGCGACGCCAGAACGGTAAGCGTGACGCTCGCAGCCGTTGATTTCGTCGTCGCGTCGCGCAACACCACCCGCACGGCGGTGTCCACCGGAAGATATGGGATGGGCTGCGAGTCAATCGGTGAGAACGACGTGCCAGACCCAGGCGCGCCAGCGCGTGCCGTCCAATTGGAAAGAATATTGCCCGCACTATTGAGCAAGATGACTTCGGCGGCATTGAGCGCATTCGCCGCTGCCCTGCCGACAAGGCGCACGACGCGATAGGGATTGCCGCTGCCATCGAGCAGCTCAGTGACGGTTGCCGTATCGATATTGATCGCGTTGTCGAGTGGAAGTAGCGTCAGATCGTCGCAGGTGAACGACCCCCACTGCGCCCCCTTGATGCCGGCATATGGGCCAGCGGTGAAGCCTGCAGGCAAGTCATACCAAACATCGGTCTGGACAGAGTTTCCACCAAAAGATGGTGCTATGGCATAAGGCAGGCCATCAACGCGGAATTGCCATTTGCCATTATTGATGGCGAGGGTGACGAGCTTGCCTGTGTTAAGCGATCCAGGGACTTGAATGCCGTTGTTGGTTCGGTTGGCCTCTGTGCCGCCGATGTTGGAATACACCAACCACCGGCCCGCGCCGCTGTCGTTGACGATTGTGAACATGAAGTTGCTGGCATCGGAACAAGCCGCGATATGGGGAGGCGGGCTCCCATCGATCTTGAAGGTGACTTCGTGATTTGCCCCGACATTGCGCACAGCCATCGCTTGCGGGAAGCTGTTGGCCAGCGTCGCCACATTGCCCCTGTTGCTTTGGCAGGTGTACTTGTCCTGCTCGGTCGTGTTGCCGCCGAGCATGGTCATGGGCTGGCCGGGATAAGCCGAGAGCTTCGTGCCGTTCGCCTGATTGAAGTCGTAAACAGTCGCCGAGGCCGTCACGGTCGGCACGATGGCGTTGGAGGTCTGCCCGCCAACCACCTGCGTGATCGCGCGGCCTGCATCGTTCGCCTGGACATAGGTATAGGTAGCGCCGGTTTGCCCGCTGATCGCCACCCCATCACGATACCACTGGCCAGCATCGCTATTGTCGTTGCTGAATGTCGTGCCGTTGAAGGAAATGACCGGCGCTGCAGCCGCAGCAATGACTGGTCCGACCGCAGAACTCGTCGCGCTTGCCGAACCGCCTACGCCCGTCGCGGTCACCTGATAGGTGATCATGGCGTCCAAATCGGAGGTGGTCTGGAGATAGGTTGAAAGCGTCGCGCCGGAGATGTCTACGCCATCACGCTTCCACTGCCGAGCCGAGACGGTCCCGTTGCTGATCGTGCCGTCAGAGCCGGTGAGCGTCTGCCCCACCTGCGCGGTGCCGCTGATCGATGGATTGACCGACCATGACGGGGCAGGCGTGGGGGTAGGCGTTCCGCCGCCGCCACGGATTAACCGGCACAGGCTCAACCCAAGGGAAAGGCGCATTATCGTGCCCCCTTCCGGCAAACCGCCACGACTTCCCAAGTGTCGTCATAGGCACCCGTATGATACGGCAAGCGGGGATCGCGCTTTTCGGCTTTGGCGCGGGCGATGTGGATAGGAGTGCGGCCCATCAGCTCTGCCTCACCATCAGAGCTGAGCCGTTGCGATACCAACCGCCGATCGCGGTACCGCCCGATGCAGCCGCTGCGTCGTTCGAGAAATTGGGCAGCGCCACACCAGAATTGTAGCCCACGCGAAACGCTGTTCCGGCCACGTTGTAGACGCCAAAGCCGCCGGTGGTCCCGCTATCGCAGTCGTTATCGTAAGCCGCGCCTGTTACGCCGGCATCAATGAAAATATGCTCGTAGGGCGTCGTACTCCACCGCATCGCCGCCCCGCGCATTTTGTTGCGGATGACAAACACGTTGCGGGCGCTCGTACCGAGAAGCACCTGATTGGCCGGGCCAGATTTGACGTATGACGATCCCTGGAAAACGCTCGCGTTGTTCCCGATGATGTCATTGCCCTCAATGAATATATTCTGCCCCTTATCGACCTGAATCGCTTCGGAGGTGTTGTTGTGGAGGTGGCACCCACTGATGAAGATGCCGTCGATCCGGTCGTTAGATGCGGACCCTGAAATCTGGATGCCGCGCGTGTTGGTTGCTGCCCACATGCCCATGAAGAACAGGCCACGGACGTATTTGTCGGCAGTGTTGTTGATGATTTGCGCACCGGGATTGTCGAGGCCGCTATCGAGGTAGAGCCCCCCGATCAGCGCCCACTCAATATTGCGGTAAGACGGCACCTCAATCACCAGCCCGCCATGGATCGAGTCCCCACCCGCCAAAACCGCGCCTTCGGTTTGCAGCCAGATGGCCCCCTTGGTCGGCATGGCGAAAATGCTGGACGCGAGCGACGCGAAGATCGTTCCGCTACCGTTGGCGATCGCCGTAGCGGGAGTGGTTGGAGAACCGGAAACGGTGTATGTGAACACGGTCGCGGACGACACGGTAACCACGAAATTGCCGTTATAGGCCGCTTGTGTGCAACCCATGATGTTGACTGTCTGACCGGTCGTGAAGCCGTGGTTCGCGCTGGTCGTAACCGTTGCCGTCGTTCCCGAGCGCGTGATGCTCGCCACAGCCTTGCCGTAATACCAGGGGCCGTCCGTGTCGTAAGTGAAGTGCTTGACAATTGGCCCCACGCCATCGGCGAAGTGGAAAAGGGCAGTGCGGCAGTTGCGACCGTAGATGTTGTCAAAGACCGGCTCGAAGCCGCCCGTCATCTTAAAGCCAATATCCACCTGCTCGACACGGATATTATTGGCGAGCGAGGTCGCCCCCATTCCCTCATAGAATATCTGTCCGGTCGTGCGGTCGCCGATGATCGTCAGGTCGAAGACGTCTGACTTCATCCCTGTATTCTTGAGGTAGCTGACACCGCCCCCAGTGAGCGTGACCGTGTTTCCACGCCCATCGAACCAGATGGGGAAGCCGAGCGCGTCCCAGGGCGTCGTCCAGTTATAACCGCTTGGCCTGTATGGCAAGTAAAAGGCGCGATTGCCATTATCCCATGCGCGCTGGAGCCATAGCCCAAGATCGTTCTGGTCGGCGTCCGGCGCGAGGCGGTAGTCGAGAAGCGAGACTGAATCGGCGAGGCGGTCTGCAACCTTTCTTTCCGCAGCAGCAGAATTGAGGCGGGACAGGACAAGCTCTGCTCCTTTGCCTGGGGCGGTGGAGGCCAGATCTGCGGTGGCCGCCCGCGCTGCAATGGCTGCGTCGTAACCGCGCGCATCGACAGCTTGCTTCACCCGAAGAGGTGTCATGCGCTTAGCGTTGTCGGAGCCGTCTTCCGCCTCCCCCTCAGACGCAACAGGCACAACCGCATCAGCAAAGGACGATGCTGGCGCCCGCTTTAATCCCGCGCCATCGTCAAAGACGACTTCTGACGCGTCGTCGGGGGTCGCCTCGTCATAATCTGCAGCCCTAAGCGTCGTGCCAAAATAGAACCTGCGCACCCGGCGTAGCAAAGCTGTGCCGACCGAAAATTCCATATCGTAAATGCCGTCATTGACCCAGAAGTCATATGTCCCGGTGGCATCAGTGATGGCGGTGTTAGCGATGCCGGAAGCCGTCTCGATCGGGGTTCCGGACTCGTCCGCGAACATGTCGATGATATCGCCGGACGATGGATCGAACAGGCGGATCAGGACGTTGCTCATGGGCAGGCCGGTCGCCTGATTGATGGCGATGTCTACTTTGTGAAACATCAGTACCCCCACCAGTCGTTGGTGAGCTGCACATTCACGTCCGCGCTTGCCGTTTGCCCCACAGCGTCAGTTACGGTGCAGCGATACAAACCTTGAAAAAGCTCAGTTGCAGCTACGTTGGCGCGGGAAAACCGGACGGTTGCAGTGCCGGCATTCTGGATTGTGAAAATGTCTCCTGAGACCCGAGACCAGACATAGGTGAACGGCGACGCTCCACCTGTTGGGATACATACGACTGGACCAGTTATTGCCGTCGAGGGCTCCGGACGGGGAGCCGCGCCGATGACGGATGACGGAGAGATCGCTGCCGATAACGGCGACGCGAACAGTGCGACTGTGCGCACATTGTCACCGTCCATCACTTTGATCGATCGGAGAATACGAAGCGCGCCAGCGTGAAAGGCGCTCGCTTTCACAATCTGGCGGGGGGCGCCTTGGAGGCGGATAGAGGTGATCGCCGCCATCAGTATTCCAGCAGCAGATCGCCATTCGCCATACCGGACGGCACAGCGCCGCCAGATGGCTGAATGAAAATCCGTCCTGAGAGATTGGAAGAACTGTTGTGGTAGAGATAGCCGCCACGATCGAGGAAGCGGGGGTTTCCAGCGAAAACGCCGCCAGTGTTCGCGACAAAATTAGCCGTGTTCGGAATGCCATCATACATGACGCGCACCGCCGCCATGATGCGCCGGCCCATGTCGTTGACATTGGCTGCGGGACAGTTTTCGCCGATGAAAACACCGTCGATCGTGTCGTTTTCAGATGGATTGGTAGACCAATCTTGAACGCTCATGCATTCCTCCGCGCCGAAGCGCTCCAAGCTGTTGCTGTGGATGAGGAATGAGGGCCGAGAACCGGCGCTTTCCTTGCTCGCGATTAAGGCTCGCGGCGGCCCTACATTATCAGAAACTCAGCCTTTTGGAAGGGTCGTTTTCTTGCTATGCTCTGTCCATGTCTATCGGATGGGTGATTTTCTGGAAATGCGTTGTGGTCGCCATCTGGGCCGAAATCCAGGACTGGCGAGAGAGGCGGAAGGAAGTCTCACGGGGCCGCCTGTTCTATAGCGAATGGCGCCGCCGCACTTCCAAACATCCCCTGGCGCTTCCCGATCTTAGAACCAAGCGTCCTGACTGACGCCGGACGGTCCATAATCGCCTTCACCAAGGCCTCCTGACCTTTCTTTGTCCCTGCAATCGTGAGCAGCAGGCCAAGGCCAAGCCCGGACTGAGCAGCATTGTCAGTGCCGAAGAGGCTATCTACGCCAAGGCCGCCACCGCCGAGCGCTGCGGGCAGGGCAAAGGTCGCAAGCCGCCCCGTTGTGCCACTGTCAGGAACCGCAGACGGAAGAACATCCTGTCCCGCGCTGCCAAGTTCGTAGAAAGGCCGGTTGGTGGTGGCTTGCCCGCCCCCAAACTTGCGCGCGCTTGCGGCCGAGGCGTCATTTAGTTGCGATGGTGTAAACACCCCGACCTCGCCGGATCGTGAACCGTTCCGAGCGCGTGTCACTGCGTCCTCAAGAACCTTGAGATCGCGATAAGACCGGTTTGCAGCATCCAGTCCGGAAATGACACTCTGGCCGCCTTGGGTACGCATGTTCCCATCCAAGGCATCGGATACCGCACTCAGCGCATCGCGATAATCCTGCTCGAATCCTGCTTTCGGCGCTTCGGCACGATAACCCTTCAGCGCGCGTTGGACCTGCTGGAATTGATCGCCGGTCATCTGGCCCGACGCAATCACGGGATCAACGCGGTTCGTCATGGCCGTTGAGAAGCGGCTTGCCAGATCAGGCGGAAGAGACGCGCCGAGAGCTTTAGCGTTGCCAATGTCCGAAGCGAGATTTGGGCCAACAGGCACGGTTACGCCAGCGGTGGCCTGATCATACATGCTAGAGACGCGAGGACGCAAATCGTCAATGCCAGGCGCGCCAATAGCAGGAACTTGCCCGCCCGCGACTTCTCCCAACGCCTGCTCGTTGAATGCGCGCAACCCCTCAAGCCGCCGCGCATTCACCATGTCGCCAATGATTGGAACACCTGAGAGGCGATCCTCGATCCCCTTGACCATATTGCCGAAGCGGCCAGAGCCACCCAAGGCCTGCCCTGCCGTGAGTGGGATACCGCGCCCACGCAAATAGTTGGCAGCCGCAGAGCCGCCTCCCGTCAGCGCTTTGCCAACGCCAGCCCCAATGCCTTGACCGGCAGCAGACCCCACCGTGCCAGCGACCGCGCCCGTAAGCGGATCGCCTTCCGTCACACCGCCATAGATGCCCCCGAACGCCGCATCAGTCGCGAGGTTGCGACCGAACATCCCGCGAGCACCGCCGCCAAGCGTACGTGGTGCGAGGCGTCCAATCGTGTTGCGTCCGGCGCCAGCAAGAAGGCTGGTCCCCGTCAAGGCACCACCGACTTGCCCCAGCGCAAAAGGCAGAGCCTGCTCATTGGATAGCGCTTCAGTTTGTGTCGGGGCGAGCGCCTGCGGAATACCAAACCCTGCCGTGTTCAAATAGCCGGCGGCTGCTGCGCCGGCGGGATTATTGATGGCGTTGTTGCGGATTTGATCGACGGACGACATCGGGACTTCCGTGCCCGGAATTGTTGCATTGATCGGGCCGCGCTGCTCATTGTAATAGCGCACCCAATTGGAGACGTCTTGCGCACCGGAGCCAACGCCATATTTCTCGTTGAGATGCGCCAGAACGTCCCGAAATTGAGCCTCTTGAAGCTGGCCGCGCGGGACGCCGGCAAGGTACTGGTTAAGCTCTGCCTGCATCGCAGGAGGGATATCCAGCGCCTTAGTTGTCGAGCCAGCAGGCGCGGCGGGGCCAACGGGGCTGTTTGTGATGCTACCCCCCCCGCCACTGAAGCGATTGGCGCCGGGAAGTGAACTATCCCCTTCGATTGGCTTTATGTTTCCGTTGGCATCAGGAATGCCGCCCAGAATCGAAATGGACTTGTCGCGCGCATCCCTACCGAGCTGCTCCAGTGCGTCGATTTTGGCGAGGATCTGAACATCCCTGTCCCCAGCTTCGGGGAGATAGGGATTGTAGAGCATCGTGCTTTCGCCGAGGGTGTTCCCTTCGCCACCAGTGAAGCCGAGCGAGCGCTTGACATAGCCGCGTGCTCGTTGCCCTGCGTCGTTAAACGTCCTGTTGCTGTCAGTCGGCAAATAGTCGCTTAGGCTGGAGATGCCCTTGGTTGCCCCCGGACCCGTCGTGTAGCGGCGACGAAGATCAGCCACCACGCGGTCGATCGCGTCTGCGTCCTTATAGCCCTGCAAGGCGTCGGCGCGCTCTTTCGCGGTCATGGTCGGCTTATTTGCGATACTTGCCGGGGGCACCCAACCGGGGATCGGCTCAGGCTGGCCATTGGCGCCAATCCGCAGACCTTTGCTATAAAGCTCTGCATTCATGCGGGTCGCATCACGCGCGGCAGCGGCATCAGCCCTTGCGTTATCTGCGTTGGAGTTGGCAATCTGATTTTGCTTCACCGCAGCGTCAAGCGGCGCATTCGGATCGCTCAGAACCGAACCAACCGCAGCAGAGCCACCGGGAGAAACCAGACGCACGGCATTGCCCTGCGCGTCAACCTCCCAAATATTACCAGCTTCGTCGCGGGCCTGAGGCATTAACGCGGCTCCATGTGAATGTGATCACCTTCATTGATCACTTGAAGATGAGGGTTTTGCTGCTTCAGCAACCGATAGTATGCTGCCATCGAGACACCCGGCGGCGGGACGCTATCGCGCGCCATCGGACGGCCATCAGCATAGCGACGGGTATGGTAGCTGTTAGGCACGCCGCCAACGCGAGCATTATGGGCCGGATCGCGGAACATGCTGGTCACACGCTCACCATCAACGCCCTGGAAAGCCTGCCGGCGCGGACGCCGGGCCTCCAATCGGGGTTAGCTTGCCAACAGGGGAGGTTGGAGCTGCTGCGCCGGCGGCAGCTGGCAGACCGGATCGCGGCCCTAGGTACACCCGCCCTCCAGGCAGCGGGACATTGACGATGGGATCAAGCAGATTGTCGCGGCGCTGCTGCATGGACTCGGTCCAGCCAGGCGTACCGGATTGAACGCCAGACCACTCAAGCACCCGCTCAAATTCAGACGGCGCCGGATTAGCCCGCTCCCATTCCTTCTTGGTGAGCCAGTCCTGCCATTCTCGCTTTCGCTCTGTCTCTGCCAGCTGTTGCTTGCGTGCGAGTTCGCGCTGCTGGAGCATATTGGGGATATTGACTGCCTGCCCACCAGTCTGCGTCAGAATGCTATCGAACAGGCCGCCCAGCACAGCGCGGCCCGTCTCGCTCTTGAAGAACCCGCCGCCCTTCATGGCAGGCGTTTCCTGAGACGGCATTTGCGGCATCTGGGGCATGTCACCCGAAAGGATGCCGAGCGAGGCCGGTTGTCCGGTGAATCCGCCGATATTGACCCGCGAGAAGGGGTTGTTCCCAAACATGCCCATCAGAGACGCCCATAATCCACGGTCTGATACCCCTCCACGGTCGGCCCGAGCGCCCACGGACGAAGCTCAGCCACCTCGTCCGCCATGACGCCTAGATATGGATCACCTCCCTTCGATTGAGGCATCAGAGCCGCCAAGGCTTCGTTCGGCGGGGTGATGTAGCGATAGCGATAAACCCCAAGCCCATCGTCAAGTGCGGCCACTTGCTCGATATCGGTCTTGAGGCGGCGATCTGAGGCCATGATTGCGGCAGAGCCGATGCTCGCGCCGGCATTGAGAAGTGAGCCGAGGATGTTCCCGCCACTGCTCTGCGTCGTCGTCTGAGAGTTGCCCCAGAGCGACCCGAGACCCCCGGCATAGCGGCTCGCGGCATTCATCGGGATCTCTGTTGCGCCAGCCCCCAGAGCCAGCAGCGTCGCCATATCCTGATTGTCGCCCTGACGCATCGCCATGGCCTGCGCGATGGCCTGCCCGATCCGGGTCTGCTCGTCGGTATAATTCTGATAGCGAAGCCGGCTCTCATTGTCCGAGAGCTGTTTGCCCAGCTCCCCGATCTGGCGCGATGATCCGGTCTGCCCCGAGCGGGAAAAGATCGCATTCACGCGGTCAGTGATGCTGTCATTCGTCTGCCCGATGATATTGTCGAGCTGGGGGTTCCCCTCCAGATACTTGCCTCCGAGCACGTCGCCGATATAGCTATTCGCGGCATTCAGGTTCGGGTTGTTCTGGCGCGACTGATTGAAGCTTGTAAAGGCGTCGGCGAGGGTGGAACCAATCTGATTGGCGACGGGCTGAACGCTGTTATACGCACCCTGAATAGCGTTAGAACCCTGCTGTAAATAGGGCAGGGCCTCCTTGCTGGGGCCGCTCGTTGTCGTACTTTTGCTGCCTGAGAGGCCCATTAGAGAGCCTTCCGCAATGTCGTCTGGTGAACTGAATAACCCTGATCGCGCATGACCCTATCCCAGCCTTTCCGCGAGGATATGGCGCCAAATTCGCACCCGATCTCGCGTCCAAATTGTTCGGCAAGGGGAATGAGGTCTGACGCGATAACGTCGAGCTTTCCCGTGGCGCATTCCCCGTGGATTTCTTTCAATCCAGATGGATACGCCTTGATTGACACGAGAATAGCACTGTCGTCTTTGCTGAGCAAGACCATGCTGCCGGAAGCCACTTCCTGATCGAGCCACGCGAGAGGATAGAAGCGCTCATCGAGCAGCTTGGCGAAGGCGGAGCGGAACCGCAGATAGTCCGTCCACTGATTTACCGGTGTTGCTTGCGCCATATCCGGGGCAGGGCGCGCGCCAACCTGCGAAGCGTCGAGTATGCCATGAACCTCTGCACGCCCGACTTTGTGCTTGAGGGCCGTGGCGAGGCCGCCGACTTTCGACGCATTGGCCTTCTCATAGCGAAGCCGCGTCATATCCTTTCTCAAGGTCGGATCGTAGGTCATAGGATCGCCCACCCGCCGGAGACGCCCATGAGCGTATAGGACTGCCACTGCGTCGAGATGGATAGCGATGCCGCCCCGTCGATCAGGTCCGCTCCATCCGCTTCAACGGTCACCACATTGCCGCTGGCGTCGATCTTCTTGATGACCATTTGCCTGCCAGGAGAGGCAGTAGGTAGGGATATCACAACCGGGCCAGATGTCGCGTCCACCTGTACCAGATAGTCCGTGTCTGCGACTGGCGCGTTACCGTCATAGAGCGCCGTCGATCCGAATGTGCCGAGCCTACGATTGAGGCCGTTGATGACGGTTGCGGCCTGCCTGATCCATTCAGCGATGTTGCTTGCGGTGGGCTGGACGAACAGCATCAGCGCTCGCCCTCGGTCTCGCACTGCAGTTCTAGGCCCGCCATGTAGGTCCACGGCGTCGAGGGCACATCATGGACGGCGCCGATGTAGAGGCCGTTCGCCCGCAGCGCGACAGAACCATTCGCCCGCACATTGCCCGAGGCCACCAGCGTCTGCTCATCGGAGGCGCGGGCGCGGCGATCAATGGAAACAACGCCGCCGGCCGCATCCCCGATAGGACGAGCAGAGCGAATGCGGACACGCTTCCCGCTGACAATCATGGCCGGCTGCGTCGTGAAGCGAGCCGGTAGATATGCGCCGCTCAGCGTTCCGACTGTGCGGTTGTTGCCGATCACGAGAAAGAGGGGATTGCCGCCAGCGAAAAATGGGCTGTCGAGTGAAATCGGGATCGTGTCGATGCCGTCTGGGAACACGGCGTCCACCGCATCGATGGCTATGTTCGATGTGAAGCCCGAAAAGACCCCAAGATTGCCAATATCAAGCGTCGTCCAGCGCGCCAGCGTCCAGTTATAAGCCCAGAGGCGGCCAGGCGTACCGGGCATGGCCCAAATCACCGTCGTGGAGCGCGGGTCTACTGCGGCCTGGATGCGATCAATGTCGGCGCGGCTGTACGTCTGGAAGAAATAGCGGTCGATCTTGTCTTGCCCGATGGGGATGACCGTATTGCGATCAGTCGCTTTAAAGCCCTGTTCCGACAGAAAGAATACCGTCTGCCCGGCCTGAGCCACCGAACCCTTGGCCATGCAGCCGATATCGCGGCTGATCTCATCGAACTGCCACCACGTCACGCCATCGCCAGTGTAGGTCGCGCGCTTGATCGAACGCTTCTGGAGAATGAGGCCGGTTTCGCCGCCAGCCAGCCCCATAATATCGCCGCCGGACGGGAATGGCACGACAAGCGACTGATTGGTGCCGGCAGTCCACCCTTCGGCATCGTTGTAGCCAGAGATCGAAAGCACATTCCGCGCATCTGGATCACCAGCGAGGAATACCTGCTGCCTAACGGTCGCGACAAGGTCGCTAATCGGGGGCGAACCGCCCAAAACCTCTCCAGTGCCCGTTATGAGGTCGAATTTGACTGGCTCGCTGCCGTTCACGCCAATAACGAGATCACCGAACTGATCGAACCGCCACGATGAGGCGTCAAGTTCTTCGATGACAGGCGTCCAGTCGCCTCCTGCGAACCTCTGGAGAGACGTAGCGTTGCCGCCAAGCATCGCAGCCGTGCCGTCAGAACCGATAAACGCGCAACCACCGAGAACGCCGCTCAAGGCCGGCGTGAGTGCTTCATAGGCATGGGCGGGGCGATATCCCTCTGCGAGAGGCCAGACGTTGACCGCACCGATCAGGCCGGTCCTGCGGTCTGGCGTAAGCTCACCATAAGGGATCTGGCTCAGCACCGGATGCAGCCACCCAACTGTTGCACACCCACCGGGACTAACGGCCCACCGCCATGACGGTCGTTGCGGCTTTCCTGCTGTAGTTGGACGATGGCGCCGTTAAAGCGACCTTCGGCGAAGCTGTAGGCCTCCGGATCTCGGATAAACGCAGCAGCCTCTCGGAGAACGCCCCACACATAGATGTCGGGATGCTCTTCCATGAGCCAATTGACGGGCGAATCCGCCGTCAGTGGTTCGATCTTGACGTAATAGGTGACGCGGAAGGTTGTTTCTTCAGCTGGCGGCGGAGCGAGGGTCATCACCCGGCCTTCGATCCAATAGGCGTTGGGCGTGCCCTGTGCGCCATCGTAGATCATCGGAGCCGCAACTGGAGATATTTCCTCCAAGGGCCGATCCGGCTCGCCCTCAATATGGATTTTGCGCAGGCGCCTGAAGTCGGGCGGCAATGAGAATGTTTCACTACTGATCGCCCAGATCGCCTTGCGTTCCTGGTTGACCGTTCTCAGGACACGGTTAGCCTCTGCCTCCACAATGGCAACGAAGTTGGCGATGTCAGCGGCGAGGTCGTCGCGGTCCATGTAGCGCGCGACCAGACGTTGCAAATCCGTAAAGTCGCCGATTGTCCCCGGCATCACATAGGAGATGCTGACAGCCATCAGGGGTAGCCGATAAAGCCGCTAGCCGTAGTGCCGGTTGCGTTGATGCGCTGAACCACGCACTTGATCGAATAGCCGTCCGGCACAGTCAGAGAGACGGGTTGATCCAGCCCATCGAGGAAGGAAACCGTCCCGCCAGTCGTCACATCAACCCATACGGCCGGGACCGTAAGAAGTGTGGCGTCGTTGGGCGTGATCGCAAAAGCTGTGCGCGATGGGCCTGAGGCGATATCGTTACTGGCGCTGCGGGCCAAAGGTTTAGCCATCTGTATCTCCAAGAATGAGGCCGGGAGCCTGAACCCCCGGCCATTGATCGTTAGAGCTTAGGTTCGTTCGCTGCCTTGATGGCGGCGATGAGATCCTTCTTGTTCATCCCCTCGGGATTGACGTGCTTGGTCGCCGCGAGGGCCTTCAAGGCAGCCAGATCAAGGCTTTCGATGGGCGCGTCGCCGGGGATTGGCTGCTCGGCATCGGTGGCGGCCTTCTCTGCCTTGCCGACATCCTCCCACTTGTCGCCCTTGGGCTCCGTCGTGACGAAGATTTCGCCAGCCTTGTAGTATTTGCCGCCGACATAAACGTCATGCGGTGCCTTGTAGGACTTGGGCTGCTCCTTGCTCATCAGTACCTCCCGGTGTTGGTCTGGCGCGCGGCAACGACGCCGGCCGTGATCTTGCCCGTGGAGGGCGCGGTCCCGGTGATGTCGTAATAGAGCCGCACGTAACGCTCGTTGGTGCCGACAGGGAACCACTCCGGCAGGAGGAATTCCGCGCCGGTGGCGAGCTGCGCCAGCGTGTAGGTCGGCGACGTGAACACGGTCTTGGGCGAGCCAAAGCCGCTGTTGTCATCGGTCTGCACGGTGATGACCATCGAGGTCAGGTTGTTGAACGTTTCCGTCACGGTCACGACAAGCGGAACCCGCGTGCCGGGACCGATGTCGCGAACCATTGCCGACGAATAGCCGTAGACGGTGCCGCGTGCGCCGGTGTCGATGAGGTTGGTCGATGCAGCGTCGGCCGTGATGGCCTGCTGGTCGCTGAAAAGACCGCTGCGGTCCATGATCATGTCATAGTCTCCTTAGCTAACCACGGATTCAGCGTTGATCAGCGCGTCCGTTTCCCGAATGGGGATGCCGCGCCACGTCATGACTTCCTTGCCTTCGATCTCCTGCGGGCGCAGGCGGATGAAGTTGTCGGAAGAGCCGTTATTCGTGGAGAGGCGATCGAGAACCGAGAGCATGTCGCGGTTCATGTAGATGACCGTGCGGCCCATATTGATCATGCCGCCGTTCTGGATCTTGCGATTGCGACGGTTCTGCATGCGGTAATAGGCGGTGGTCATCAGGTCGAACACATCGACCGAGCCGGCGAGCGCGTTCGACACATCGATGTTGGCGATGCGCGAGTTGAAACGCCAATCCTTCACGGTGACGCCGACATGCTGGCGGAACTCTTCGACCTTGGCGAAGTAGTAGTTGCCCAGATCATCGGCCACCTGCTGCGAGCCGCGATCAACACGATCGACACCAGCAGCCGTACCCTCGGGGTAAATGAGCGCGGTCTGCTGCTCGCCCCAAGTCACGAACCAGATCGACGTATTGTCCGATCCGGCGCCGCCGCCAGAGATGACGTTCGGGTTGGAGAGCGTGTTGTAGCGCGCGCCGAGGCCCTTGAAGCGCTCCGGCGTGGTCGTCGTGTCAGAATAGAAGAAGTTAGTCTGCACGTCCTGCGCAATGGATTCGAGGAACGGCTGCGCCTCAGACATGCGGACTGCGCCGGGGTTCTTCGACAGGGCGAGAAGGCGTTCATCCACCTGACTACGGCCCTCAACAAAGCCTGTCGTATCGGTGACCTGCGTCGTGGTGGACTTGCTGTTGGGGATGCCCTGATAGAGCTTGCCCCAGGTGACCGAAGGCAGGCCCGTGCGGATCGTGGTCAAGTGCTCACGGCCCTGGTTGCATTCGACATAGACCGCATCGTCGCCGAGCGGGTTGATGGTGTTCAGTGCTTCGATGACGGGCGTGAGATTGCCGTATTTGCCCTCACGCTTGTAAAGGTCGATCAGACCCAGAAAGCTGTTGCCAATAGTTGCCAAAGTGGCCTCCTATCAATCGTCAGGATAAAGAAGCTTCACGGGATCGGTGCTACCCTGCTGGGCCGCCGCCGCGCCCGGTCGCGCGAATTTCGGGGGGAGCTTCTTGGCTCGTGCGACGGCGGACATCTTCCGGCTCATCCACTTGTCGAACTTGTCAGCTTTCGCCTTCCATTCGGCAGCTTGCTTGAGTGCGAGAATGTCGTCTGCCGTGGCTTCAGCCATCAGCTCGACTGGATATCCGAGCGTTGCGCCGATGGATTGCAGTTCAGCATGCAATTTCGGGGCTTTGTCCACGTCGAACCAGTCCGGAAGTGCTTCCTGCAAGCGGGCCGCATCGGCCTGCCGTTGGGCGAGCACTTGCTGCTCCTGTATCCGCTGGGCTTCCGCCGCTCTCTGCCGGGCCTCCTGCTGCAACTGCTGCTGCTGGGCTGAGGCCTGCTTGTATGCGACGTCCTGCTGCTGATAGGTCAGCGCGTCTTGGGGGTTTCCGGTATAGAGTAACCGGGGGTCGGGAGGCTGGGGCAGGAACATGCTCGCATAGCGTTCAAGTTCCTGTGCTGAGTTCTCGTAGATCTTCGCAAGCTCGGCATGAGCCTGCTGCTGAACACGTTTCTCAGCTTCCGTGGCTTCCCGCGCCTTGGAAAGGAGGTGCTTGTCACGTTCCGCCTCGCGCCGAGCGATAATCTCTTGCTGTTTGCGAGGAAGTTCGTCCCAGTCCGCCTTATCTTCGGCGTTCCACGATGTAGGCGGGGCGATGGGATCAAGGTCTTCGCCGTCTGCATCGAGTTCGTCAAGCTCCTCATCGGAGGGCTCGGCTTCGTTCTCATTACCATAGAACGTTTCAGGGTCCAATATCTCATTTTCGGGCTGCTCGTTCGCCTGTTCGGCGGGTGCAGCAGTGGTATCGACTTCCTCTGTCGCGCCTGTGTCGGCGAACTGCGTGGCCATCATCGTGCTCATCGTTGCCGCGTCACATTTTAGCGGCTGCCCGGAACCTTGGTTTTGACCTTTGCCTGCTCGCTTCCGGGCTGTTCCCGTCCACTTTGAGGCCAGTGCTCGTTCCTAGCTAAACTGTATCAGGCGGGCGCATTCCTCCTCGTCGTCCGCTTGATCTTCAATGTCTCCCAACGCTTCTTCTGCTCTTCGGGCGTTTCCACCTCTGGCATGTCGTAAGCGTTGACGCGCTGCGCCTGCATGAGCCTGTCATAGGCTTGCTGGGCAGCGTCCTGTCTCACCGCATCCCCCCGGCCAGCGCCCAGCGACGACGCGCCTCGGGCATTGAGGCGATCTTGTCGGCGCGGCCCTTCTCCGCCTTCGCGACATTACCAGCACGCACGATCCCGACAATCTGCGCCTCAACCTCGCGAGCGATCTTGATCGCCACAGCCAGCTTGCGGATTTTGTCAGGGTCGATTTCGTTCGCAGCCACCTCTTGCAGGCGCTTGGAGTATTCACCGACGACGAATTCAAAGGCGGGCGACAGGAATTTGTCCAGCGCCACCTCTGCCTGATTGGCGAGTGCGATTGCTTCTTCGGGGATCACGACACTTTGCGCTCCGGCTGAGCGATCGCGCGGACGGCGCGCATAAAGGCATTCTCGCCTTCAGTCGCCGAGATAGAGACGTTCCTCTGATCAATGTCAGAGCCCATGCCCTTGAGGCGATCAATCATGCCGTTGAACTTTGCCTCCAGCGCCTTGACCTCATTCATGAGATCGATTTCCGCCTGCGACAGATCGCGGTAGCCACTGATTTTCTGGTGTTGGTTGTCCATCATTCGCTCCAAACAAAGCCGATGGGGTTAGGAAGGCGCATTACTGGCGCGCCATCCGACCACAGCAGGCCCGTATCAACAGCCTCGTGTTCGCTCACAGTCAGACTCATCGACGGCGAGGGTTCTGGCGAGAAATCCTCATCCTCAACCCATCCAGAGGCGCGAGCAAGGCGGGCATAGCGGATCACTTGTCCAAATCTCCGCCTGGCCGCTTCTTGGGCAAGGCCTGCTCATCGCCCATGGTAGCGGCCTTCTGCCTCGCAAGCTCTTGCTCGAACATCATGCGACGCTCGGCAAGCTGCTCCTCGAATGCCTGCTGCCTCAATGCGAGTTCAGCCTCGAACGATGCCTTATCGCGCGCCAGTTGCTCATCCAGCGCCGCCTTCTCGCGGCGGGCGGTGAGATCAACCTCCAGAGACTGCTGCTTAAGCTGTGCCTCAATACCGACCTTCTGCTTTTCCAGTTCGACCTTCTCGGCTTCGATCTGAGCCTTTGCCTGCGCCTCCAGCAGTTTCGGATCGGGCTTCTCTTCCGCCGGCTCCAGCTTGGACGGATCAGTCAGATACCGGTGCGTCGAGCCAAGCCCCATGTCCATGAACAGGTCTTTCTCCATCTCATAGACATTCTCGTCGGTAACAGTGCGCGACCCGACCTGAGCCGCCTGCTGCATAACCTGAAGCGCCATCATGCGCGACTGGACCCGCTCCTGCTTGCGGTTCGTGCCAAGCCCTGCGCGGACAATGACCCGTACGTCTTCGGGCCACTGCGACGGATCGACTTGCTGCAACGCGCCGTCAATCATCGTCGTGAACGGCTGCCCATAGTCGCGCATCAGGCGATACTTCTTGCGGAACAGGCGCCCAAGGAACTCGGCGAAGTGCCGCGCGATATATTCCTCGATCTGCTGCCCGGCCGCCTGCATCATTGCCGTACCCGTCGCGGTCTTGTTTAGCGTGTCAGCATCGAGGCCTTGGTTCATGCGCGTGATGCCCGTGCGGCTCTCGCGCTCGCCAGACATGAACTCGAGCGCCTTGAACGAGCTATCCGCCACAAACGGAGTGACAAGCGGCTCAGGGCGCTGTGAACCGATCCATCGCACCAACGCACCGGATTGGACAGTCAGCAGGTCATCGACCGTGCTGTCCCCCATGCTGGCCTCGTTGACGAGCATCCGGGGCACGTTGGCGAGATAGAGATTGTCAAGCGACTGGCGCAGCAGGACAGAGCGGACAAGCTGGATGTCCATGCACTTATCGGCCAGCGATTGCCCAATGCGGCGGTGCGCCATGGGGAAGGGGCACCATTCCTCGATCAGTCCATATTCGACCGGCTCAACAGCGAAAATCTGCCGCCCACAGCGCTGCACCCGCAGAAGTTCGGCAATGCCGTCTCCATCGAGATCGTAGCGGACATATTCCTCAAGCTCCCAAACGATGCGGTTGGCGCCGTCGTTGTAGCCGTCGCCCTTCTGCGCGTCGCGGGCCTGTGCTAGGCTAGAGCCACCATTCGCGCCGTCATAGTCGAGGAGCATTTCGTCCACCTCGCCGAACTTCATGCGCAGGCCGGATACGGTCGTCTTGACCTTGTGCGCGTGATAGACGGCTTCCTCAAGCGAGCGAGCATCCTTCGCGACCAGAAGCTCCTCGTTGGGGATCGGTACGTCGGGAAACTCGGTCACCGTCTCGACATAGGAGACCCTGAAGATCGCCGGCGTTATCTCCTGCGTTTCGAGGTTGATCGCCTCTTCCGAAACCTGCTCAGCGGCATCGAGTTGAATGCCAGCGTCCATCAGTTCGGCAAGCCGGTTCTCATCGACTTCCTCGGTGCGACGGACAGGCTTCCCCTCGACAAAGGTCTTTGCCGCGCCCGTCTTTTCCAGCAGTCCTGACTTGAGCGTGTCATGTAGAACGCGGTAGCCATCCTGCGCGTTAAGGAAATACTGGCTGACTGCCTCATTCGCCTGCTCGACGGCGTCACGGTCATCGTCAGCCATCGCCTGAAACTCGACCACGCGATCGCCGCTGACCATCGTCCGCAGAACCGACGCAAGCATGTAATCGATGACTTCGGCGACATCGCGGGTCACAACCTGCGAGCGGCCTTCCTGCTCATTACCGAACGGCTTTCCCTCGTAGAACTCAAGCGCGACCTTGCGCTCTTCATTCACCTCGTTGCTTTCGGCGTCCTGCTCCTGACTCTGAAGCCATGAGATGAACTCGACAGGATAGTCCACAGGCTCGGGACCGACCTGTGCGATGACCTCCGCAGCGGTACCGTAGGCGTCTTGTTCAAGGTAGCGGGTGGCCATTAAACGACGCCTCTGTTGATGCGAGTTAGGTCGATGGGCTTCGACGCCTGTGAGCGCGGAGCAACGGCAGCCGTCTCAAACGACTTGTAGCCGTGGCTGAATTCATCATGCCGGGCCGTGTCTTTCCACGTGCCGCGCTTGTCGTCCCATTCCTTGCGGTAGCTATCGAGGCACTGGATCAGGCGCTGACAACGCTCTTCATCGAACCAGCAGGAGGGAAGGTATGCGCGGCTCGCTTCGATGCCGGCTGCTTCGGTCGGGATGCGAGCGACGATCTCGACAGGCCGAATTCCAGCCTCAATCGCCCATTCTCGCTTCGTTTTAGCTACTGCGCCGAGCGAGCGCGTGTCGCCATCGTGCGGGAAGTAGTGGCGGCCGTAGATGTACCCCTTTTCATTGAGGACGCGGGCATAGTGCTCGAAACCTTCGCCGCTGTTCTCGTAATAATCGACCCAGCGGACTTCGCTGCCGACGATCTGGCGGAAGGACAGCGCCATCGCATCGCCTACGCCGAGATCCCAGAATATATCGACGGGCTTGTTGAGGATCGGAACCTTGCAGATGCGTCCCTGCTCACGAACCTTCGTCATCTCGGTAACGAAGTAAGCCCCTTCCACAGAGGCCTCGAATGCCTCCTGCGGTGTCGAAGGATATTCGCGCTTCATGCCGGCCTTCTGTGTCTGGCGCTTCTTCACATACCAGGCGCGCTGGTTTTGGCTCAGTTTGACGCCGATGATCGCTTCGACCGACGCGAAGTATTTGGCATCGTCTGGCGTGATCAGCGTTGCCGCCGTGTCCTCATCATCAAGCTTATAGGAGGGGTCTTGCCACCAGGCATAGAAGTGGAACTTGAAGTCGAGCTTGGTTAGCTGGCGGCCCTCCTTCTCATCCTTCTGTGCCTTGTCGCACATGTCATGGAAGTCGCCGCTATTCCCCTCGGCGGTCGATTCAACGAAGATGAACTGGCCAGCTTCGACCGTGTTGAACGCGCCGGTCACGATCTCCTTGGCTTTGTCCGGATATTTTGCGCAGACCTTGCCGAACTCTGAGACGTGGAGGAGCTGGAAAGTGCCAGAGCGCAGCGATGTGCCGACGCGGATTTTCGAGTTGTTCGCGAATGCTAACGACTTCGCGCTGTCCTGGGTCGCGCCGAGACGATCCAACAGGCCAAGCGGAAGGCGGTCATAGGCGAACTTGATCTTGTCATCAAAGAACGCCTCAGCGTCCTCGCGATTGTGGGCGATGACACCGGCCGCCGTGTTGGAATTGAACAGGCAGTTGTCCAGCATGTAGAGCTGGATCGCGGTCGTAAACCCGAGCTGGCGAGCTTTCAGGATCAGATTGAGGAACCACATGTCCTCAAAGAACTTCTCCTGCGCCCAATTCGTGCGGAACGGAATTGCGTTACCGCCCTTGTCGCGGATCGTGTAGAGGTTGTTCAGCCTCCAAAGCGGCTGAGACCATTGGTCTACGAGTGCCGCGCTAGCCATTAGGCAGACCCTTTGATCGCCCGTCAATAGCGGTCAGAAGTTCGGCAAGCGGGTCTTGCAGGCCGTGATTGTTGTTCAGCTCCAGCTTATCGCCGTACACCTTTGGGCGAAGCTTCCCGGCCATCCATTTGCGCGTGTCGATGCGGAGGCGTGAGCGAGCGACAGCGTCTCCGTTATATTTCTCATCGTCGCCCATATAGTCGTTTGCGGCATCGTCGGCGATGTCTAGGCATTCATCGAAGATAGCGTCAGCCTGCGCCTCTCTTGCGCGTGCGTATTGCTCACGAAATGTCGTGTAACGCTCATCAGCCAGCCATCGGAAGACCGTCGTTTGAGACGGCATATTCTCATCGAGGCATATGGAGCGGAGAGAGCGCGCGTTCGCTAAGCCTTCGCAAATTGCGTCGGCTATCTCTTGCGTGAATGAGGAGGGGCGCCCGCTCATGGGCAACCCAATTAGCCTATAAAACGCGCCTTGAAACCGGAGGTAAAAATCGGGCGGCTAAATAACGTGGCGATGCGAAACCCGCTTCCGGATATTCAAAATGCAGGCGGAAGAGGTATTGAACTGTTTCGCCAATTCAAAGTGGCGGAGCGGTGACGCGCGAATAAACCTGACCTCTTCGGGCTTAAAGCCTCTCCTGCCGCCCGTTCCACGCTCACAAGCGTCGGCGACATTCTCATCCTTTGACCCCCACCGCAGATGATCTGGCCGAACGCATGTTGGGGTGTCGCAAGAATGGAGCGCCCAACGCTTATCTTCGGTCGGCAGCTGCCCGGTGATAAGAAGCGAGATTTGCCCGGCCCGGTAGCGATGTCCTTCTATAGTCAACCCAGAAGGATAGCCATCGCCCCGTGTTGAAGCTGTCCACAGCCAGCAATCGCCCTTCGGTCCAAGTCCATCCGACTTATCAACTTTATCCCAAAATCTGCCTTCGACAGCGGGAGTAATCACTGGTATTTGAGGTTTATCCATCTCGAACTTATCCTTCGTTTTGGCTAGGGCCTCGCGGTGTGCAACCACCGTTTGAGGCCCGCATTATATAGCAATTTGGCCGATTTTCCGCAAGTCTTGCATGATCCGGCGAGCCTCACGATAATCACAAAGCCCACACCGGCGCGCGAGAGAGGCGAGGGTTATTCGCTCTCCCCGAGATACCGCCTGTGCGATCTCTGCAAGCACCTGCTGCCTGCGATGCGTCATCTGCCCTGCCGGTCGCCCCCGCATTATCCTATCCCTTCTTGCTGGAGATGTGGTCGCCGCGCTCGATGGCGGCGGTGGTGAGCGAGAGCGTGGCTGCACCAGACATGGCCCCGGCCCACTCCGCCATTTTCCCATCCCTGAGAAACTGTGCAGCAGCCGTTTCAAGTACCTGCTTTTGCGAGTCCAGATAGGCCAGCACAGCCTCTCTCTCTTCCTGGGGTGTGTTCATGGCTGAAACTCCGGGTGCGTGCCTTGGATCGGCGCATCACGGCGCGGCTCAAGCTTCCCGATCATGATGAATAGCCGGCGGTGGCTCGGAAGCTCGTATGAAAGGTAGAGCGGGCGCTCGCAGATAGGCCAATCGTCAGCCTTGTAGAACTCATCGCTCATAAGGCGGGCGTTGTACCAAGACGCGATTGATATGCGCCGCTCGGTCTTGCGGAACAAAATATGGCCGATGCGCTCGTGGATGAAATTAGCATACAGCCAGATGATGCAGTAGGCGAATGCACTCGCCGCCAGCAATGCGATGACGATTGCGCCCGTCCACCAGAAGAACTGATCGCTCACTTGATCTCTCCCCGGCTCAGTAACCAGCGGGCGAAGAATTCAGCGCCTTCGCGTGCATCGCGCGTCATTGTGGCGCCAGTCGCTTCCCACGCCCGCACCAGTTCCTCTGCACGGTCTGGCTGCTTGGGGAGGGTACCGCGAATGTCATCAGCGACCGCGAGAATGATATTCGTTTCTTCCGACAAGCCGTTGCGAGACCACGCTTCTACCATGTCAGCAACATGGGACACCGTCCGCTCGTCTGGTGTCCAGTCGGATAGGTTGGGGTCGCCAACCTTTTCTCCGCCACCCTCGGGATAAAGAAAAGCGAACCGCGTGTTATCCCGATGGAGGGGCTTGCGAAGCCATTCTGTGCCAGCCTCCCCCTGTGCATCCGCCCCAGGCCCGTGATCAGCGGGAGCTTCATCTGCGCGGGCACTCTGCAAGGGTTCGCTGGCTTCCCCCTGATCAATGGGGGAGAGGAGGGCTTCGAGCCTGCGAATAGCGTTAGCCTGTCGCAGCCAGACTGGCGTATTGGGCGTGTCTTCTTGGCCGTCGAGGGGCAGCGCTGCAATGCACTCGCGGATCACCGCATTCCGGTCTTTCGGGTTCATGGTTGGTCTCCCTCGGTCATGGGGTGGGCGGCCTTGAACTGGCGAGCGATCTCTTCCAGCTCTTCCGGCGTTGGCTCGCGAAGCTTGCGCTCGACCTTATGAGGGCGATTGGCCTTAAGGTTCGGCGCCGGAAGCGGTTCATCAAAGCCATACTCAGCCTTGATCGCGGCGATCTGCTCGGGCGTGCAGTATTCCTCTTGCGGTGGTGCGGGCAGGGCGGGCGCCTCCGCATTCTCAAGCCGCTTCCGAGCGCTATGCAGCCTCGATTTATAAGAGCCGGTTATGTCGAAGGTGAACTTATGGCCGAAAATGGAGGGGATGATCTTGGCAGGATGATCCGCGACCTTGCGAGCGTGCGCAGTCCGGTCGAAAAACTCGCAGCCTGGAATGTTCTCAACCTCCAGATAGGCGATTCGCAGCCATTCCTTACGCTCGTCTTGGCTCATACCCGATGGCGCGGTAAGCCGGAGGCAGCGCCCGAGTTCCGTCATGGCCTCCGCTGGTGAGGGCGGGGCGACCTTGGCCTCCAGTTCCGCCACCTCGGCTTGCAGTGATTTCAGCAAGGACTTCCTCTGCTGCGTCTCGGATTGTTCCTCCTCCACGCTGTGCCGCCGCATTCCGGTCGTTTCTTCCCAAGTGTCCATTCTTCATCTCGTCCGGTTCATTGATTGAGCCCCATCCCTTCGCTGCCGCGTGTCTCAGCAGGCGACCGGGCGGCCATTCGTCGTTTGCGATGCGGTCAATGTCCCCGAGAAAGCCCTTGTAGGCCGTGGGGGTGTTGGACAGGCGCTTACGCTTCCGGTTGAGCAGGAAGTCCGCCCAGACCTGAGGGTCTGCCCAATCCGGGCGAGGAAAATCATTTTTCGAGGATCGCGCGCGCGCTACCGAAGAAGCTTTAGCTTCTGAGGTATTATCTTCTTCAATGTATTCCCTGTATTGTTCTGTGTCTCGCGCCTGTCTCGCGCCTGTCTCGGCGGGTGTCTCACGCTCCGCCTTGCGACTGTCTCGCGTGGCCTGATATTGATCGTAATTACATATGGTTACGACCGTCACCCCTGCCTCGGTCACTGTCTCAATCATTGTCTCGGCTCTGAGGCGTTTCCAGAGACGTTCAACCCAAGCTTTGTCGCGATCCATTGCCGTCGCCATGTCGCGCACAGAGATCGAAAGCTGACCACGGGAGAGGCTGATGAGGCGGTCCTTGTAGCGGACCTTGGTATCGTTCCATGAAGCGCGCACGATCATCCAGGCGAACGCCATGGCCTCCGCGTCATTGCGGAATGCATGGTGCCCGAGCAGTCGCCGGTGGATGAGTGCGTATCCGCTCATCCCTGCCGAGCCCTTTCATAGGCTGCTGCGAAGTTGGGATCGGTAGCCAGCAGTTCATTGGCCCGACGGATACCGCTCATGACCGTGCTATGGTCGCGGCGCATGATCCGGCCAATGCGCGGATAGGAGTACTTCAACTCCTCCCTAATCAGCCTGTAGGCGGCAATGCGGGCGCAACTGGATGGGTAATCATGCCATCCGAGCGAATCCTTCTTGAGGTCTTGGATGGACACGCTAAACGCATCACAAATTCTCGCTAGAACGCGGTCAGATGGCTCTACCGAATCTCGCGTAACTCCACGCAGCGATGCAGGTGTTTGAAAATCGCCTTGCGGAGAGGCCAGTCCCTGCTGTCCGCTAGCCTGCTTTTCGGCTTCACGTCCTCTGCGATCATCAGTCCATCCGCCGTCCTGTAGGAGAAGTCCAGAGTTACCCCGGCGCGCTGGCCGTTGAGCATCTTCACCACTTCCCCGGCTATCACGAACGGGTAGAATGGCTGGCGCTCCAGATGTGTGATCTCTCCCGCTCGCTCCAGCAGGGACAGCTCCATGCAGCGGCGCTGCTCCTTGGCGCTGTCGTGGGTCAGGCCGCACGGGCAGGCCGTTTTCCGCGCCACGCTGTGCTTTGTTGGCCCGGATGCCTTCCAGCCTCTCCGCATTTTGCCTCCATGTTTCATGAATGACCGCCGCAGTCCGTGCGTCACCACGACCGGCGTAATAGATCGACAGCTTGGCGAGCATGGCGTTGCTTGCCTTCGCCTCGGGTGTGAGCCAGCTCGGGCGCATCAGATGAGATCCAACTGAATCGCATAGGTCTCACGGATGGCGTTCTGCTCCTCCCGCTTCTGACGATCAGTGGCACGCTCTTTGATGGCCCACTTCATGGTGGGAACGTCAAAGCCGACAGCCTTGGCCTCTGCGAACACGTCGCGCAGATCGTCGTTGATGCCCTTGCGTTCTTCCATCAGCCTTTCGGCGCGCTCCACATACTGGAGCAGGCGAGCAGCAGCGCTGTCTTCTGTCATAACGGCTTCCATTCTCTGTCAGGCATGGCGGCGCGCATCTCCAGCGCCTTTTCTCGAACCATGCGGCGGTAGGTTGAGGTGAAGCGGCCGGCGTCGTCGCGCTCTGGCTCACTCAATTTGCTGGACGTGCGTGATGTCCCAATCCCAATTATCCGGGAAAGGATACCCCCAACGCCCTCGCCACTTATGCGCTGGGAGGGCCTGCTTGCTGACCCGCCCGTTCCGAAAACGAGCGAGAAGAATCTTATCCCCTTTGAAGGGACGGGAGCCGTCCCATGGTTGCCAAGCCATGTCATGCTGCCTCTCCGCGATGAGAGAACCAAACCGTCTTGTCAGGCGCTTGGATGGTGTAGGACTGCTGGCCGAGAGCAACGCGAAGGTGCGAAGCCAGTCTTTCCGCTACATACCAGATCGCGCGTGGCTCTGATGGAAAGCGGGGATAGTTTATTAGCCCGACGACAACGCCAGGTTCCTGCCCACCAGTGTAGACGTAAGTGGTTGGTGTGATAGTGACGCAGAGGCCTTCCTTGTCACAAAAACCCCGACATTCCACTTTGGCGCGCGCGTGGCTTCCCGCGATAAATATGCTGACCGGGTAGCTAAGTGTTTCCGAGCGCTTCATGTTGCGCACCCTCCCATGCAGTCTTCTTCATCGAAGAGATCCGCGCGCGTCAGGTCCACCTCGCGCAGCCGAATGCGGTCGCGGTGAAGGTAGGGCAGGCTCTTATAGCCACGCGGCGGTTTGCCATCTGCGCGAATTAGGTCATCAACTTCGCAGGCAAACTCAAACTCATCAGGCTCAAGCGCCCGCCAACTTTCGTTGGACCGGTATGGGCACATGATGCAGCGCGAGCGGGGCGGCTTGCGGTACTGCCGCTCCTCCAGCCAGCGCATACACGAGGCGAAAGACATGTCCTTTTCGAGCAAGGGGTAGCGGACCTGCTGCCACTTCGTCGCCGGGAAGCCTCCAGCTCGCAGCCACTCGTCGGAACTGATCCCAATCATGACTTCAACGACGGTGCCGGGGGCAACGCGCTGGCGCTTCTTCAGGCCCAGAAGTTTACGGATTTCCTGCGTGACGACATCAATCTTGAGCGTCTTAGTGCAGGTTCGCATCATCTGGCCGCCATCGGCGAGATAGTAGGGCAGCGTGACCAACAGCTTTCCATCAGGCCGCCCCTTAGACCGCCTAATGTGGTCGAAGATGTCACCGCCCGATGCCAGGATTACTGGCGTGTTTGTCTGCTCACTTGCGTAGGCGAGATATTCGTAAACAGACCGAGGCTCGCGCATCGGATCTGCCATGATCGCAGCATCAATCGGATCAATCTCGCCGCGAGCAGCCATGAAAAGCAGGGTAGAGGTTTGGACACCACCGCCGTGTGAAAGGATGCGCAGTTTCGGGTTTTCTACCGGCGGGTAAATCTTACGCCAAAGCTCGCCAGCGGTTACGCTTCCCGTCCCATGGTTGCCAGTTGCCATGGCTCAACCCTCCCCTCTGAGGATCTTACCGATCTTCTGGACGGTGCCGTTGGCAGAGCGGGTGTAGGGAGGGATTTCGTCAAGCGCGCGTTCGATGGTATCCACGAGGGACTGCCGAGCATCGCGCTCCCAATTCGCGATCATTCGCGCCTTGGTCGCCTGTCGGATGAAGTGACCGCCGAACAGAGCAATCCCGAGAAACGCGCTTGCCACGCTGCAGCCAGCTATGATGAGGAGATCGGTCATGCTGCCTTGCTCCCCATGGCTACCAGCTTCATGCCGTTCTGGATTTTGCGCTGGCCGACAGCCTTCAGGTGCTTGCGATCCTCCGCGCAGAACACGCCATCAGCGGCGCGGCGGACGATCTCAGTCGTGTTCTCAGATGTCTCAGCCGCGAACTCGCCGGGGTTGGGGTCGCCGTCATCAGGCAACCAGAATGCGCCCTGATCGGCCAGCGCCAGCATGTCGGAGGCGAACTCAGGCCCAAGCGCCGCTATAAGGCTCAGCACATGCTCCAGCGGTGCAGCGCGCCATTCCTCGTGATCCGGCTCATAGCGATAAGCCTCGATCATCCGCGCCGGCACGCCAGACTTGCGCTCCAGTTCCTTGTAGCTGAACCGACCGCCGCGACCGACGTAGAGACGCAGGGTCTCGGCAAAGCGGGTGAATGCTGCAGTGCGGGAAACTTTGAGATCGTCCCCCACTGATTTGCTGGACATGCTCATCTATCCATGCCTCCATGAATGAAGCTGTTTCTATCGGTGAACTGATTGCTGAGATCGTCGCGCGCTTGCGCCCCATGCGCTGCGATGGTGGTGGCGCGGTCGTGCGGAGAAATGTGGGACTGCACGGCCGCGCCATTCTGCTGGTGGGAGACAGCAGAACCCAGGAAGAACTCCGCGCCTACCTGAGAGGAGAGGCAGGCGCGGTTGGCAGCTTGTGCCGGAAGGGGGAGGGAGGGCATGGGTTAGGCCCTCACCGGAATGCGAGCAGGTTTGCAGTTCTTGATGCGGGCAATCAGCTCGGCATCGTCTTCTGCGTCGTTCAGGGGGCGGAAGCGATCTGCCGTGTAGCCTCCCGGATAAAGCCCATCAAAGACGAGCACCAAAATGTCGTCATCATAACGCTCAACTGCAGAAACACGCAGAATGTCTCCGTATTCTGGATCAGGATAGAGAAGATCGATAGCATTGATGGGCTCGTCAGCCGTCCACGGTCCATGCTTAATGCAGCAAGCGAGCATCCCGACGCGCCAGATCACGACACGCCTCCTGTGGCCTGCGTCCCGTTTCGGTGCGAACAATTTTGTCGACAATCCGTTTGCCTAACAATCATGTTGCTCAAAACGATTGATTTCGCCCATGATCCCGACTCCGGACGGCTGCCACCGGAACGGACAAAAGCATGTTGGAGGGGGTCTCTATGGGGAGTGCGGTTTACGCATCGAAAGCTGCCGAGTTCTCGATTGAAAATGGAGTGGTGTGCATCAAGATGCAAAGCGGCGATGATGTGGCTTGCTGGCATATGCCGTTCAGCGAGTTTGAGCGGAGCCTCAAGCGCGCCATTAAGGCGGTCAAGCTGTACGAGGCCGATGCCAAGGTGGTTCGCCTGCGCCATTAGGCTGCGATGCCGTAAAAGTCGTTCGGTAGAACCTTGCCGCTCGTCTTTTCGACTATTGCCTGCATGACGGTCGGGGTTGGAATTTGAGTGCCATTCCGCATCCGTGTGACCGTCGAACGGTCAACCCCGATCATCAGTGCGAAGTCAGCGTCTTTGAGATTGCTGGCGGACAGATACTGAGCGAGTGTCATGCCGCATAATGTGCATCACATGCACGTTTCGGTCAAGCGGGAATGTGCATGTCAGTCCATTCTTTCTCGCCGCAGTGCGGTGCAGTATACGCACATGGGCGAACGATTCTCAAAAACCTACCTGCGTGAGTGGCGCAAGGCGCGCGGCTTCAAGCTTGAGGAGGCCGGCGAGAAGCTTAAAGTGTCAGGGCAGCAGCTCGGGAAGATCGAGAAGGGGCAGTCGCCCTATATGCAGAAGCATCTTGAGGTGCTGGCCCGTGAATACCGCTGCACCATCGCCGACTTACTGTTCCGCGATCCGGACGATCCAGAGGGCTTTTGGTCAATCTGGGATCGTGCTACGCCAGACCAGCGAGCCCAAATCACAGATGCCGCCTATGGCATTGTGGAGCGTAGAAAGATCGCTTGATGCGTTATGCGTTGTTGTTGCTCCCGATATTAGCGGCAGCTTGCGACGACATCCCGCGTGGAAGAAGCGAGAGCGAGATAAGAGCGATCGCGTCGGACGAAGCGGACGACGCGCTCTCCCGCGCCCAAACCAGGATCGACGCCCTCGAAAGTCGCCTGGACAAGTTAGAAGGCGACCAAGCGCAAGACCGCAAATTCGCTGTCAGCGTTTATGGCGCGCATGAAGCTTTGCGCAAAACCTTCAATAAAAACGTGCAGGCCGACAACGAGCAGCTGGCCCGTAACATGACCGCGCGGGGAGCCTGTGGGCGCGAGTGGAAGCAGGCAAGCAATGGGCAATGGTTTGAGGCGAACAAGACCTGCACCGTTAAGGACTTGAAGCCCGCCAACTAAAAATGTGCATGTAGCGCACATTTCCTCTTGACCATCATGTGCATGTGATGCACAGTCCCTCTCACACACAGAGAAGGGACGACACGATGCACGACATCTTCCGATACGCCACGAAGCTGACCCGCGATATCTTCGAGGGCAAGGCGAACCCATCGCGCAACATGCACAACCGCAAGCCCTTCCGCACCAAGTCGCAGAAGGCGGAGGCTCGCGCCACGGCACGCAAATGCGCTGATGGTGCTTATCGGTCATCAGCGCTTCGTAGCTATCACGATGCGCCCCGCGCCTCCTCTCCCAAGGCCTGAATTCACCAGAGCGCGGTTCTCCCACCGCGCCGAGGATGAACTCAGTCTTTTGAAGGGACGACACGATGGCAACGCGGAAGAAGGCCGAACCTGCTGGTGAGCAGATCGTGGCCTACAAGGGCTTCGATAAAAACCTCCAGTGCCGTGGCTACCAGTACGAGGTCGGCAAGACCTACGTTCACACCGGCCCGGTGGTTCGGTGCCAGAGCGGCTTCCATGTCTGCCAGAACCCTCTCGATGTTCTCGATTTCTACGGCCTTGAGGACGGCAATCGCTTCGCCCGCGTCACTGTCGGTGGCAAGGTTGACCGCAGCGAGGACAAGAAGTGGGCGTGCGCTGAACTGACCGTTGAGGTCGAGCTTAAGCTGCCTGACCTGATCGCTTCCGCCATCAAATGGGTGATGGATGCCTGCACCGTAAGCGGTGACAAGGTTCAATCCGCGTCGGGGGACTACTCGCAGCTGGCCGCGTCGGGGCACTCCTCGAAGCTGGCCGCGTCGGGGCACTCCTCGAAGCTGGCCGCGTCGGGGCACTCCTCGCAGCTGGCCGCGTCGGGGCACTCCTCGAAGCTGGCCGCGTCGGGGCACTCCTCGAAGCTGGCCGCGTCGGGGCACTCCTCGAAGCTGGCCGCGTCGGGGGACTACTCGCAGCTGGCCGCGTCGGGGCACTCCTCGAAGCTGGCCGCGTCGGGGCACTCCTCGAAGCTGGCCGCGTCGGGGCACTCCTCGAAGCTGGCCGCGTCGGGGGACTACTCGAAGCTGGCAGCGTCGGGGCACTCCTCGGTAATCTCGGCCTCCGCCCCCAACTGCCTAGCAAAAGGCGTTGATGGCACGTGGATTGCGCTGCCTGAATTTGGCCGCGACGGTAAGTGCATCGGCTTCGCAACCGGCTGTATCGGCAAGGATGGCCTTAAGGCTGATATTTTCTACCGTGCTCAAGGTGGCAAGCTGGTGGAGGCCGCGTGATGGCAACGCCAGTCAGCAGCAAGGCCCTGCTACGCTCCATCATCGAGAATTTGGAAGAGATCGCAGCGCGCGGTGACTTCGCGAATGCAGATGTTCGGATCACGGACGGTCTGGATGCAGCGCAGGACGCAGCACAGGCGGCGCTCGACTATCTGAACGCTGACGTGCCCACCGGCCGGTATGATGACTGGTATCCCGCACCCTCTTTCGCCTCTCTCGGGCTGCGGAGGACGGCGTGAGCGCGCCCGACACCTATCGCGGGTGGTCAATCAGCCAGAACCGTTGGCCCGAACCCGCATGGTCCGCGATCAGCCCCAACTATGACGCTTGGACCGAGGGTGAAGGCGAGTGGGCTGACAATGGCGAGAAAGCCGAAGGCCGCGCCCGCGAAGAACTGATCGCCGAAATCGATGCATGGTTTGAGGAGCATAGCGACCTTGGTGAGGGAGAGAAGGCATGAGCCCCTGCATTTATCACGGCACCCCGATGACGCCTCGCGGTGCATTAATTTCAGTTTTAGCCGGTCGATCCGCCTGCATTAGTTTCTATCGACCGGACGATCTGGAGGCTGTGCTGGCGATTTGCCCGCACGTCATGTTTCGATCACGGCGCGTTCAGCTTCTGGATGAAGGCAATGCGGGCCGGAAAGGAATGGGACGAGCTGGATCGCATGGCGTGGTGGCTGGCCTATTACCAATGGCTGGAGCCGATCATCTGGCAGCCGGGCCGTTGGGCATTACTGCCAGACAGTCCAGGCGCTCCATCGCAGATCAACGACGGGCTCCTAAACGACTGGCCGTTCGGTCATCGTGGCGTGCCAGTCTATCACATGGATGCACCAATCGAGCGGCTGGGGCGATTGTGCGAGCGCTTTCCCAGGGTCGCCCTTGGCTGGATCGGCGATCCCAAGCGGGAGCCGGTCGGTTGCTCCGCCTATCAGCGCAAAATGGAGCAGGTCGCGCGCCTGATGGGCAACACATGGCACCCGCTGCACATGCTGCGCGGGACGGCCGTTGCCTTCGATTATCCATTCATCAGCGCGGACAGCACGAGTCTCGCTCAGAACGGCTGGCGATACGACGCGCCGCTGTTCAACAGCATCAATCCGTGGGTCGGGAGGCAGGCATATGCTGATCGTCTCGAAACCCCAAGGTCGAACCGGAGCCGTGGGCAGCGGCCGCGCTTTGCGTCGGTTCATGTCTCGCCAGCGCTTACATCAGCGGCTCATCAACAGGCTCAACTCCTGTGATCAGCCTTCAACTTTCATGATCCCGCGCGTGCGTTCTGTGCGGATCAAGCCGGAGTCAGCAGCATGACCCTATCCGTCAACCACAGCGCAGCAGCACTGGCTGAGACGCGGTTCCGCCTTGAGCGTGAAGCAAGCGCCTATCTGATCCTGAACGCCCTGCGCGATCTGGAAGCCGCCCAACGCGATGCCGAGAAGGCCAGCGTCTACTGTGCGGGCAATGACTACGAGCTGGCCCAGCACGAGGCAATGACCGCTCGCATCGCATTCCGCCAGGCCATCATGAACGCCGGCATTGATCCTGACATTATCGAAAGTGCCGTGAAATGAACATCAGCAACTTCCCAGCATTCCCGTGCGAGGCGCAGGGCGACCGCTCTGTCCCGCAAGAGCATGACTATGTGCAAACCGGCATTCACACGGGGAAATTCCCCGGCCTCACGATCCGTGACTGGCTCGCGGGTCAGGCGCTAATCGGATTGCTGAGCAATAGCGTCCACGATCACTCTCCGCTGTTCGGAGAGGGTGAGCCATTCGCTCGGGATGCATACATTATTGCCGACGCCATGCTCGCTGCCCGCAAGCAGGAACCCCAGCCATGACCGACCCCAAGCTCACCCGAGCAGCAGAGATGGGCCTGTTTGCTGAAAACGAGAGGCTGCGGAAGGCGCTGGAGCCATTCTCCGCGATGGGCCGCGTCATGGAAACGCGAGCGCGGCTAACTTTCGGCAGGGTTCCGAAAGACCATGAAATCGTCTGCGAAAGCTCTGGCGAGGCCGGCATGGGAGTCCTCACTATGGGACACTTCCGCGACGCTGCCGCCTTGCTGCCAAACGCGCCGGGTTGGGGAGGCGTTTACGTTCCCTTGAGCCGCGCCGCTCTCGGACAGGAGGGGTGATCATGCATGAACTGATCGAACGGCTGCGGAATGGTCCTTACACCATTGGCCCGGCTAGCGGCGAAATGCGCGAACTGTCCCAAGCAGCCGACGCTCTCGAAGCACAAGAGGCCCGCATAGCTCAGCTTGAGGGGGCGCTACACCGCGCTCGCCCGATTGTAGAGGCTGACTGGCACGCCGGCATGGAAGCCAAAGATGCTGACTGGGAGGGCATGGCCTACGCCGCGCTAGCAGCCATCGACGCCGCTCTCCAGAATACGGAGGCGCAAGATGGCTAGGTTCATCGCGTCAATGGGATCGCTGGTTACAGCACTCGACTGTTTCGCGCGAGTGGACGGCGGCGCTCTCGGAATGCCCTATTTCGCATCGGTGATTGTCGGCCTCTTCTGGCTCGCTTGGTCAGGGATATTCCTTTTTTCGAGGAGGGTCGATCTGTGAACAACCCCCGCATCATAGAGATCAACCTTAGTGATCTGGCATGGTCAGGACTGTTCTTTGTCCTGTTCCTTATGAGTGTGATTGTATTGGGAGGGATGGCTCCATGAGTAAGGAAGATATGGCGATTCCGCAAGCGGACCGGGCTGTCGTGCCTGCGGCATCGAGCCAGCAAGCTGTCTCGCCCGTTCCGGCTTCCATCCCTAGCGCACGTTGGGATGCGCACTTCCTTGAAGTGGCGCTTGCAAATGCGCGCATGTCGAAAGATCCATCAACCCAAGTTGGTGCGGTGATCGTTGGCCCTGACCGAGAAATTCGTTCAACCGGGTTTAACGGATTTCCGCGTGGTATCTGTGATACACACGAAAGGCTCCACGATCGCGAGACGAAACTAAAACTGATCGTTCACGCTGAAATGAACGCAATACTCAATGCTGCCCGTATTGGAACGGCGTTGAAGGGATGCACACTATATCTAGCGGCAACAGATGATACTGGCCTTGTCTGGGGTGGTCCTCCCTGCACACGCTGCACCGTCGAGGCAATCCAATCAGGTATCATTAACATCGTCTCTCACCCGTTTAAGTCAGTTAATTCAAAATGGGCGGATGACATAGCATTCTCTCGCGATCTTCTGGACGAAGCTGGTATCGGTTACCGAGAGTTCCTCACCGCGCAAGCGATTGAAGCCCGGAGGGCGGCGACTACAGGCGCCGTTCACGAGAGCGCGGTCCGAAAGGATGCGCCATGACCCGCCCCTACGCCCACACCAGCAACCGCTTCACCTGCTCAGGCAGAACAGAAGAGACAAGCCGCTTCAAGCAACACCGCATGTCTCTCTGGCCCACAGAGCAACAGACACCCTCATTCTGGAATATCCTCAGGAGGAAGAAGTGAACAGCGTAGCCAAAGTTCAGGAGCAGGCCAGCGAGGTCGCCAGCATCGAGGGCGGCATTCTAGCGGTGATCGCCAATGCCTGCCGCGATCCGTCCGTTGACGTGGAGAAGATGGAGCGCCTGCTTGCCATGCAGGAGCGCGTCCAGGTGCGCAATGCCGAGATTGCATTCTCACAGGCGATGGCGAGCATGCAGCCGCAGTTGCCGATCATCAAGAAGAACGGCCAGATTGTCCATAAGGGGCAGGTGATTTCCGAGTTTGCCGAATGGCCGGACATCAAGAAGGCGATTTCTCCTGTTCTTGAGCAGCATGGATTCTCGCTGTCATTCAAGCCCGGCAACGCTGATACCAAGCCTTGCGTGACAGCCGTCCTGCGACACCGAGAGGGGCACAAGGAGGAAGCAACCCTAGAACTTCCGCTCGACACCAGCGGGGCTAAAAACGCCGTTCAGGCAGTCGGCTCAAGCCTCACCTATGGCAAGCGCTATGCCGCCGTTCTGTTGCTCGACATTCTGGTCGAGGGCGAGGATGACGATGGCGCGCAGGCTGCGCCCAAGAACATCGTTCAGGCGCCGCGCGACCGTCCATTCCCGCTCGGCCCGGCGCGCAACAAGTCGGACCTGAAATCCCAGATCCACAAGGCATGGCTTGAAATTGATGAGTGCGGCGATGCCGACCAGCTCGTGCCCTTGCTCGCCACTTATGACCAGCTCTTTATCCAGCTCGAAACGGCTGATGATGAAGGTATCCTCAAGGGCTGGTGGCACGGGCAGGGCGATAATCCAGGTCTGAAAAACCGCATTCTTGACCGCAAGCTGGAATTGGGAGTCTGACATGACGGGTCGTGTCATCCCGACACACATTAGGTTTTTGCGCCTTACGGAGACGAATGGCCTCGACACAGAGGTTTGCTGGCCATGGCTCGGCCCAGTAAACTCCAATGGTTATGGGCGCTTCAGCCTACGGAACTCGCATATTCTTGCGCACAGGCAATCCTATCGGTTGTTCAAAGGCGAAATCCCGGAAGGGATGAATGTCTGCCACTCCTGCGATAATCGGCTTTGCGTCAACCCAGAGCATCTGTGGCTTGGCACCCAATCTGAAAACCTCCGCGACGCTGTAGCTAAGGGCCGTATGAAGCATCCCGACACAAGGGGTGAGCGCAACGGCAACAGAAAGCTAGCCGCTGCCGACGTTGCAGCGATCCGAAAGATGCACAGCGGCGGATTACCAAAATATCGGATCGCTGAACGCTTTGGGGTTTCGCCCAGCACGGTTGGCAACATCATCAATGGCGATACATGGAAAGGGACCGGCACGTGCTGAACCAATGTCAATTCATCGGCAACCTTGGGGCCGATCCTGAGGTTAAGTCTTTCTCGTCTGGCGGGCGGATTTGCAACCTCCGCTTGGCTGTTACGGACAAATGGACCGATCGAACATCTGGCGAGAAAAAGGAACGAACCGAGTGGATACCTGTGGTGATCCGGTCGGATGGCCTGATTGGCGTTGCGGAGCGTTATCTGCGCAAAGGTAAGAGGGTGTTCATTCAAGGCGAATGGCGTACGCGCCGCTGGCAAGACCAGAACGGTCAAGACCGCTATTCCACCGAGATCGTCTTACAGGGCTTCGACGCCAAGCTGGTGATGCTTGATGGGGCCGAAGGTGCCGGATCGGGAAACGCGCAGAGCCGCCAGCAAAGCGGATACAACACCCGTGGGCAGGCGGATAACCTTGATGATGACTCGGGCATTCCGTTCTAAGCATGGCTGAGATATGGAAACTAGTTCCGAGCCTTCCGGGCGTCATGGCAAGCAGCGAGGGGAGGATAATACTTCCTCCCCGCTACGCGCCCATGCATCGCGGCGGGTTTAGGGCCTATCTTCCAGAGCCGACACGCGGGCAAATTCGCCGCGCCAAAAAGGGCGCAGCGCATTCTTACCGAGGGATCATGTCCCCGTTCGGGAACATCAAAATCCACCAAGCAGTTTGCGAGGCGTTCCACGGGCCGAAGCCCTTTCCAAGGGCTGTCGTCATTCATCTCGACGAGGATGCACACAACAATCGGCCAGAAAACCTCAAGTGGGGCACCCAAAAAGAGAACCTAAACATGCCAAAGTTCAAGGCTTGGCAGCGTTCACCCGAACGATGCGCCGCGATCAAGGAAGGGAAGCGAAAAGCCGCTCAACAGAGGAAGGTGGGCTGATGTTCATCCGGAAAATCCCCAAGACACCCAAGCGCTCTAGCCGCTGGCGCTCGCAGGCTCACTGCAATCACGTTCGCTCACACGCGTGCGTGAATTGCGGGAGCATGGCCGGCATTCAGGTGGCCCATGTCCGCATCGGATCGGGCGCAGGGATGGGGCAGAAGCCGGATGACTGGCGCACCGTAAGCCTCTGCGGCCCCTGTCATGACACCCAGCACAAGAACGGCGAGGCGACATTCTGGGAGGCCTACAAGACAGCGCGTGGGATCGATGTCGAGACGCTGATCGGCGAGTTCATCGCCAGCAGTCCGCGCCGTGCAGAGATCAAGCGGGCGCAGGCCGGCGAGGCGACACCAAGCGATTACCGCGCGCAGGTGACAGAAGAGGATTACCACTGTGGCCAGTAACGCAATCGATCCGCTTGATCGCGCCGTTCACGATGCCGAGCAGCTATTCGAGCAGACAGCCATCGCTCGCGCCGAAGCCGAGAACGCCGAGGAACGCAAGAAGCAGACCAAGGCGGTCATGTTCATCAAGTTCAAGGATGAAGGCGGCGGCGTTGGCGAGGCTGAGCAGCGCGCCATAGCGTCTCCTGAATACAAGGCGGCCTCGGATGACTGGATGACCGCCAACATCACGTGGCGGCGCCTGGAGGGCAAAGCAAGGGCAACCGAGCTTCGTTTCGAGGCGTGGCGAACGCGTGCTGCCACCGAGCGGGCAAAAATGAGCCTGCGATAGTTCATCAACGCCACCAGCGGCAAATGCCCTAGCTGGACGCCTTGTGCGGGAATAGGGGCAGAGGATTTAGGGATGGCTGATGCGATTAGGGCAGTCCGTGCCGATGGCGATTCCGAGCAGTTCGCAGAGATGATGGAGTTCGTCAGCGCGTTCAATGCGGCCATGCTCGGGTTTGGGCCTGACGTGCTGCATCCCGACAAGCAGACGAAGGTGATGACCGCTGCTGCCGTTTATGCCGGTATTGTGTTCGCGCGGATGATGTTCATGGACGCCGTGAAGCAGCAGGACACTGCGCGCGCAGCGAGGATGGTCGCCATCAATTTCCGCAACGGGATCAAGGTCGGGCTTACTCAGGCAAATCGGGTCGCTCTTGAGAAAGGATACGGCGGCAATGCCTAACCCCCTCACCATAACCATGCTGGCAGAGGCGCTTAAGCAGGCCATGCTCGACGATGGCGGCGATGCTTGGATGGATAAGATGGATAGCGCCGACGCGTTCCGAATTGACGGTCCCGTAGACCTGCATGTCACCATCAAGAACCTCCTCCGCACAATAGAGGAAGCAGGATGGAAGGTGGTGCCGGCTGAGCCCGTTCTGCCTGAATATGATCACTGGCTGCCAAATGTGTGGGATGCATACCTGCGCGATCTAGTGGGCTGGGAGCACAAAGATAAATGGGCGCGATTGCCTGCTACCTTCCGCTGGCATGAGTTCCATACGTACTTAGCGCAAGCGATCGAAGCCCGAAGGGCCGAGACGCAACGCGGCTCGGTTCACGAGAGCGCGGTGGCAACGCCATGCGCCCAGGGTCTGTCGTCCTCCCCACACATAGAGGAGAGATAAGGATGGACTGGCAACCGATCAGCTCGGCGCCGAAGGACGGGGCTGAGTTCGTCGCCCATGACTGCGAGACGCGCACTTCGCACGTAACGTTCTGGACTGGCTACTGCTGGCACGATCCGGACAACCATTACTATTCGGAGGCGCCCGAATTCGTCCCCACCCACTGGCTACCTCTACCCCCTCCACCGAAGGAATCCACCCATGACAAGGGATGAGATACTAGCACTGGCTGAGCGCAGCGCCTCCCTTCGCGCACTAGCGGAGACGAGGGGATGACAGCGGCGGCGCGCAACCTGCCGAATTGGCCTCGCCTTATGAGCGCCGATCTCGCCGCGCGCTATATTGGCCTGAGCGCCACCTATCTCCGCGAGAATGGACCAAAGCCCAAGGAAGTCGGGCGCAGGAGGCTCTATGACATACGCGACCTCGATGAGTGGGCAGACGCGCTATCTGGATTGCCACTTGATGACCTGGCCAGAAAGCGGGAAGGTGACCGGATGGCCGACAGAATCGCGGGGCGCATCAAGCGTGGTAAGAACCGATCTCCCGTTCACCTACGTAAGCCGCAAGAAGCTGAAAAGCGGATGGCGTGATTACTGGTATTTCCGGCGCTATGGGGTCAACCTCAAGCTGCCGGGCAGGCCGGGCGACCCCAAGTTTCACGCCCGATATGCCGAGCTTCTAGACGAGCGCAAAGAGCCGAAACCAGAGCGCCACACTGTATCCTGGCTTGTCGGAGAGTATAGAAAAAGCCCCGAATTTCGCAACCTCAAAGAGACGACCCGCGTCGATTACAGTCGCACGCTCGACCGCATTGTAGAGGGCATGGGGCCTGAGCGGTACGATTGCGTGAACCGGGCTGCCGTGCGCGCCCTGCGAGACGTGTGGGCTGATCAGCCGCGCACCGGGAACAAGATCAAGCAAATGACCTCCCGGCTCTACACATGGGCCGACGAGTGCGATCTGGTGCCGGAGGGCTATAACCCTGCCGAAAAGCTCAAGAAGCTGCGCGAGGAAAAGCGGTCGATCCCGATCTGGTCGGATGAGGAAATCGATCTGTTCCTGTCCAATTGCCCCGGCTTCCTGAAAACTGCCGTCCTGCTGGCCGTCCACACCGGGCAGCGCCGGGCCGACATCGCAAAGATGGACTGGCGAGACGTGCAGGGCGATATGATCCGCGTGCGTCAGGAAAAGACCGGCGAACCCCTAATGATCGCCATGCATCCCGACCTGAAAGCGCACCTGTTGCCGCTCAAGAAGGACTTGGGCCGCATCCTGCGATCCGCCACCGGGATGCCGATGGACGACAACAAACTGTCAGGGGCGCTTAACAGGGCCGTGGCAGCGCTTCCGGCCATGCCGCATCGGTCATGGCATGGTCTGCGCTACGCCGCCGCAGGGCGGCTTGAGGCGGCGGGATGCTCAGTGGTCGAGATCACGTCTGTGATCGGACACCGCACCTATCAAATGGCGCTGAAATATGCTCGCCAGCGCAAGGATTCAGAGCGCGCACGGGATCGATTGAGCGCATAAAAAATAACGCTTGATATACTGCGTTACGTCACGCTATATATGGCGTTATGAAATCGAATTATCGAATGACTGACGCTGATCGTGCGGAGCTTTCCGAGATCGAGGCCGACGCCAAACATGTGAAACTGCGCCGGAAGCGCTTCTTTGCGAAGCTGCGCCAGCGCGCATACCGGGAGCGACGCAAGTGACAGGTTTTGTGACGACCGTCGGGAAAATGAAATACACATACTGCTCAAAAGGTAAGTATTGGTATTTCCGCCGAGACGATATCACTCATCGTTTGGCCGGCCAGCCAGGGTCCGCTGATTTCAACCGCGATTATCTGCGGATACTTGAACAGTCCGAAAAAATCCGCGCATTAGAGGTTGGGCGTCGCATCTCGGCGCGAATGAAATCAAGACGTATCCGTATGCGGCGCGCGGACACGTTGCTGCAGGGCAAGGTCTATTTCATCGGCGGGAAGAGTGGTCCGATTAAGATCGGCTTCACTCGCGACATTGAGCAACGGCTCCAACGCATTCAGATGCACAGCCCGGTCTCCGTTTCTGTCCTGCACTATTTCCACGGAACGCCTCGTGACGAGCTGATCCTGCATAGGAAGTTTGAACACATCCGCCAGCACGGGGAATGGTTTTCGCGGCGCGATGATTTACTGGCTTGCATTCGGCAACTTCGGACCCTATCCGACGCCGAGCAGCAAGCCATACTGCGGAACGACGAAGAGGAGGGGTGCGGAAAATCTGCCGTGCTTCATCTAAGTTGTTGA